AAAAACAATCCAGCAAGCGTTGAACTTTCTACAGACCCCGATCAATACAGCTATCTTCAGCCTGAGCAGATTCGCTTCTTTGAGCCGGATGATGGAGAGGAAAAGCCGCTTCGGGTCAATTTTTCGACCTTGTCAATCGATGCTCTTTACACGCTTTCGGCTGAAGAGAATGCGCGTTACATGACCGCCGATCAGATGCGCCGCCTTTCTGGAAACATCAAAAAAGACGGCGCATCCACCAGTGCGGTGCTGATCTATCCCGATATAGAAATCAACAAACTCGTGGTTCTTTCTGGCAATCACCGCGTGGAAGCCGCCAAACTCGCTGGTCAAAGCGTGGTGCCGGTGATGGTCATACAAAATTACCTAACGCCTGAGCGCAGGGTATCTATCCAGCTTTCACATAATGCCATCACTGGGCAGGATGACCCTAATATCCTCGGGCGGCTCTATGAATCGCTATCTCTGCAATACAAAGCATATTCTGGCCTGACCGATGATTCCTTCAACGTACTCGAAAAACTAGACATCGACAGCTTGTCACTCGGCACGCCTAAATATGAAGAAATCACCTTGCTCTTTCTGCCTTCGGAAAAGGAGGTTTTCCAGAAAGCAGTCGAAATTATCGACAAATCCAAAGCAACAAAGACGATCCATCTTGCGCATTATGAAGAGTTCGGACGGCTTTTTGATGCGCTGGTGCTCGTGAAAGAGCGCAACAATGTCTTCAATAGCGCGGTGGCACTTCGTGATCTGGTTGATTTAGCGCTGGAGCGGCTGGAGCAACTGAAGGCGGAACCAACGCATGCCGAGGAAACCTAGATTTACTGTTGACCAGATCGAACATGCACTGAGAGAATCCGCAGGTCTGCAATATGTCGCCGCCAATTTACTCCGCTGCGCGCCAAGCACGGTCACCAGCTATGTCCAGTCCAGCAAGCGGCTACAGCGCGTTATCGAAGAATGTCAGCAGGGTGTGCTCGATCTGGCCGAGGGCAAGATTGTCGAAAAAATACGCGACGGTGATTTAACGGCCATCATTTTTTACCTGAAAACCAAAGGCAAGAACCGTGGATACACCGAGCGGCATGAGCACTCGGGACCAGACGGCAAGGATTTACCGCATGTCATCGTTGCACCTCAACTCAGCGAGAATCCCGACGCATGGCAAAGCAGGTTCAAACCAAAGGCGGTGGCCGACAATATATTGCCGTTTGGCAGCCCCAACCCGGACCCCAAGAAGCCCTCCTAAGCTGTCCGATTTTTGAAGTCTTTTATGGCGGCGCGCGCGGCGGTGGCAAAACAGACGGTATGCTGGGCGACTTTGCCTACCATGCGCATCTCTATGGCAGATATGCACGCGGCGTATTTTTCCGCCGTACCTACAAACAACTGGAGGAAGTGCTCTTCCGCTCGTTCCAGCTTTACCCAAAACTGGGTGCAACATGGCATAAGGGCGAACAGCTTTGGACGTTTCGTAATGGGGCAACCCTCAAACTGCGGCATCTCTGGGATGAGAATGACGCGGAAAACTACCAAGGCCATAGCTACACGTGGGTGTGCATCGAGGAAGTCACCAACTGGCCGTCACCCGCACCGATTGACCGTATCAGAGCAACTTTGCGTTCTGCGCATGGCGTGCCTGTGCGGTTGCGGATGACTGGCAACCCTGGGGGTGCAGGTCATAACTGGGTCAAGCAGCGATTTGTTACGCCCGCGCCTGGGGGATTCACACCCATCATTGACCCTGTCAGCCACGAAGTGCGGGTATTTATTCCTGCTCGTCTGGAAGACAATCCCGCGCTGACGCTGAAAGACCCGAACTATGAGCGTCGTCTGCTTCAATCGGGATCATCGGCACTTATCAAAGCATGGCGCTTTGGCATCTGGGATATTGTCGCGGGCGGCTTCTTCGATGATGTCTGGAGCCCAACCCATCATGTACTGACACCCTTCGAGATTCCTTCGGGCTGGCGCATGCGCCGTTCCTTTGACTGGGGATCAGCCAAGCCATCTTCCTTGGGCTTATGGGCGGAAAGTGACGGCGTGCCGATTGAGGCACTGAACAAACACTTCCCGCGTGGCTCCATGATACGCATTGGCGAATGGTACACCGTTGATAAGGATGTGCAGGGCTACACCAAGGCCAATGTCGGCTTGCATCTGAACAATAAGCAGCTCGGAGCTGGAATAGCCAATCGCAGCCAGAACCGCATCTGGCGCGGCTGCGTTGCTGATCCGTCAATCTTTATCAAGGCAGGTGGGCCAAGCATTTACGACCAGCTCCGTGAAGGCGCGCGCGAAGTGGGCGGTCAGATCGTCTTTTCCAAAGCCGATAATAACCGTGTCGCTGGCTGGCAGAAAATGCGCTCCATGCTGCAAGCCGCCATTTCCGATAAGCCAGAAAGCCCTGGCCTATGGATTTTTGAGAATTGTACCGACTGGATTCGTACCGTGCCTGTCCTTCAGCGTGACCAGAAAAATCCTGACGATGTGGACACAGATTCTGAAGACCACGCCGCTGATGAAAGCCGCTACGCGCTCATGGGTGGTGGCGATAAACAACAAAGCCAAGAGTTTTTGCTGTAGTTATGACCATTAAGAAAACCACTGTTGCCACGCCAAGCCTTGACTGGCTCGACATGCAGGACAATCTGGAACTTGTCGATACGCTCATGCAGGGCAACGATGCCCTTCGTGCAGCTGGCACGCGCTATTTGCCGCGTGAGCCCAAAGAAAGCCAGCAAGCCTATCGTAACCGTTTGGCACGCTCGTTTCTCTACAATGCCTTTGCCGATACTATTCAGAAAATGGTGGGCAAACCGTTTTCAAAGCCCGTGGTAGTGAAAGAATCTACCCCAGAACTGATAGACGAATGGGCGGAAAACATCGATCTGTGCGGTAGCAATATCACCACCTTTGCCCGAGAGGTGCTAGAAGCTGGTTTACGCGACGGACTGACACATATCCTTGTCGATTATCCGCCTAATAAAACCGATGGCACACTGGCCGATGAGAAAGCGGCTAAACTTCGTCCATACTGTATCAACGTGCTGGCCAGAAACCTGTTTGCATGGCGCACGGAAACCGTTGAAGGTGTGAAGCAGCTCACTCAGATTCGTATTCGTGAAGCTGTCAGTATCCCCGATGGTGACTGGGGAGAGAAAATCGTTCAGCGCATCCGCGTCATTACGCCGGATCGCTTTGAAGTCTATCAGCTTGAAAGTAAAGACAAGTGGGCGCTGGTCGATCAGGGCGATATATCACTCAAGCGTATTGCGCTGGTGACGTTCTACACTGGTAAAACCGGCTTCATGACGGCCAAGCCGCCATTGCTGGATCTGGCGCATCTCAACATCCAGCACTGGCAATCGTCTTCGGATCAGGAGCATATCCTGCATTTTATTCGCTTCCCGCTGCTTCATGGCGCTGGCTTTAATCAAGACCAGAAAGAAATCGAAGTCGGGCCTAATCGAATGATTATCTCCGATGACCCACAAGCTAAACTCACCTATGTCGAGCATTCAGGCAAAGCGGTGGAAGCTGGCCGTCAGGCAATCAAAGACATCGAAGAAAAAATGGATTCGATGGGCGCGCAGCTTCTGCTCAAGCGGCCTGGTGCATCGACAGCAACCGCAGCTTCACTCGATACCGCGCAGTCACACTCTTCCTTGCAGGATATGGTGCGTAAGCTCGAAAATGCGTTCGCAGAAGTCTTTAACCTTATGGCGCAATGGGCAAAGCTCACCGATACAGAGTTTGGCGGCATCGACATCAATCAGGATTTCGGGCTCTCGCTCATTTCAGGAAAGGACGAAGATACGCTGCTCAAGTCCAGACTCTCAGGCGAGCTATCCCGCGAAACATACCTGACCGAGATGAAACGGCGCGGTGTGCTGCGCGAGGAGCTGGATGTTCAAGAAGAAATCGAACTCATCAATGCGGAGGGCGAAAGTTTTAACGATGTGCCCGAGGTAAGTGACCAAAACGATGCCAACCGTCAATGAAGCCCTGTTTGATGCAAGCGTTAAGCATCAAATTTACCTGCAACGCCTTTCCAGCAAGACAGTCCGTGAGATTCTGGAAACGCTGGTGCGCAGCGAACAGGATATTCTCAGCAAACTCGCCAATGCTGAAATTACCGACTTCTCAGAGCGTCGTCTGAAGGCAATGCTCGCTGAAATACGGACGTTAACTAAAGAGGCCTATGCGGTTTTGTATAACCAGCTGGACGGAAAACTCTCTGGTATCGGTCAGTATGAATCTGAATTTACTGCCAACCTGATCGAAAAGCTCATCCCTGTTGAAATTACGCTGGTACGGCCTTCGGTTGAGATACTGCGTGCGATTATCGAAACCAAGCCGCTGGCCGGCAGGTTCATCGCTGACGAAGTGAAAGACCTGAGCGCTGATACAGTCACCCGTATTGAACAGGCACTGCGTATTGGCATGGTGGAAG